TATCATCTCGTACTTCTTTAGCCATAGAACCATTAGGTACTTCGTTACCTGATACTGGATCTTGCTTCATGCCATCATCTTTTAGTCCACCTTGTTGCATAAAGGCCATTTCCATTTGTTCGTTCATAACTGCTCCACCTTTGTTAAATTTTAATAAATCAAAACCTTCTGGAACTTTTCCTTTTGTTCTAGGATTATCCTTAGGTTTTTCTTCAAGTTGCATGGAAGCTTGATAAGCTGTATCTCTTGGACTAGGTTGATTAGGTTTTCTTTTTGGTATGACTAGATCAAACTTTCTAGAGTCGTTTTGATTAGGTCTAATAATATTAGAAATAAACTCTCCTGCCATTTCAGGATCAGCTCTTATATAATCCAATATTTTTGAAAGATTTTTACGGTTACCAATCTTAGGTAAATCTCTTTGTTTTATATTCATATCGTAAGCATCTTTTACTATAAGACTTGACGGAGTTTCTTCAACGTCATACTTACCTAAACTTGTTCGCACTTGATAATCAGGGCTAGAAAGACTGTTTGCTATAGCAGTAAAATAGGGGTTATTTTCAACCCAATCAGGAAAAGTTTTAGTACGCCCCTCAAGATCATAGCCACTAACTGTCGTTATATTTTCAGGTTGTCCTTTTAATTTTCTATTCTTAATATTAAGTTTATTTTCTTCTTGTTTTTCTGCTAAGGTTATAATCGAAACTAGCTCATCTTTAGTAAAGTCATTTATATTAATAGGTTTATCTTTACCAAGCATAAACTCTGTTAAAAGTTTAAAGTTAGTGGGTAAATTAGATATAAGAGTAGTAAACTTAGAAGGACTAACTTTCCAATTAGACTTAGCATCATTTAAGTTGTACTTTTTTATAATCTCTTCTTTTTGAAGGTCTTTATCAGGCATTAACTTTGTCCCTCAACTTCAATAGTGATCGTAGTGCACGTATCTCACCTTGTAGTCTGTAGATCTCATCAATCTCCCTAGACTGTTCTAGTGATACGTGAGTAAAAGCAATCCGTTCAGCAATCTCTTCGATAAACGGACTATATAACTCTTGGTTATTTACAAAAGGTTTTAATGTATTATTCACGACTAGTTTCATTGCATCTGTTGTGGGCCAGTGTTACCTGAGAAGCCTTGTTCTCCTGGCTGAGGAGCTGTACCAGTTCCTATAGTACCACCCCCTGCTCCACTAGTATCCTGTGCCTGAGCGCCAGCTGGTGGTCTTTGACCAGGTTGTTGAGGCTGAGGAGCACCTTGTGGTTGAGGAGGTGGTGGATTTTCTGCTTGAAACTGTTTAAGAATCTCTGCTTGCAATAAAGCATCAGATTTAGAATTGACAACTTTATCAGGATCAAGGTCCATAGACTTAGCAATCTCACGAATAACATAATCCATTTTAGCAAATGGTGCTAGTACAGGATTCTGTACAACCCCTAAAAATTGCATTAGTCGTTGGCTACGTACTTCATTAGCCATTAAACTTTCTGTACCTTGAGCTTTTACTTCTAAGTCACCTTTAATTTCTGCATCATAGTCAAACTGCATATTAAAGTGAAAGAAAGCTTTACCTAATGGTCCAAGTAAATAATCATCTACATTCTTAACTACATTACGGATAGAGCCGTTGGCAGCAGACATAAGCATACTAATACCAGAAGCTGTACGACCAACACCGCTAACCCCTGTTTGACCATGTGCGAAAGATGGAAAGCCAGTTGATTCATCTGCTAATACTCTTGCTTTATCAAACATCTGCATGTTTTCATTAGATACGTTAGGGAACTTAGTGCCGAAAATAGCTTGACCTGGAGCACCGCCTTGACGTCTAAATACTTTTCCTGGATATACAGAAAGATCTTGACCTGGAGTTAGATTAGTTTCATCAACTTCAATCAACATATTACCAGATAGTGCAGCATTGTCAACAGCCATTCTCATAAAACCGTTCATCAATGTTTGAGTATCATCCATATTTTCAGCAATACCTACACCAAACAAACTATAAGGGTTTACTTCATATGGTACAGCATAGTATGGTAAGTATGAAGGAGTAAAGGGATTCATTACAAGACGTAACACTTGACCGTTACAAACCCAAACGTTTACACTTAGTTGAGTTAAGTCTTTCATCTCATCGGGAATATCAATGTCTTGTTCTTTTAATAGATCAGTATCTACATAACCCCAGAACTCTAATACTTCAAAACGCTCGGAACGAGATTCCTGAGCGTCATCTTCCATAGCTTGTTCCCACCATTCTTTAGTGTAGTTTTCTCCCATTGAAACAGCCATCTCAATAGCGTTAGTTCTAAAGAAAGGTCTATTTCTTAAGGCACGTAACTGAGAACGGGACATTTTATGTCGTTCCACTACATACTCAGCTTCTTCCATATTCTGAGCATCTGGATCAGGATAAAAATTCCAAATAGAAACTGAAGAAGTTTGAGGAGTAGTTTTATAAGTAGGTGTATATTCACCCTCTTCAGTCCAACTAGGATACTCTTTGTCTACAGCAAATGGACCCTTCATTACTCCAGTACCAAATAGGGCAGTCTCAAATGCTGCAGTACGTAGTTGCTTACGGGCATTTGATTCCTCTAGTTGATCATGGATTTTCTTTTCCATTTTCTTAGCTGCAATCATTGCAGGATGAAACTCAACTTGACTTGGAGTTTTTGCTGGACCCTCTCTTAATTTATCTTCTACTGGAGATAAGTAATCTTTAAGTGCACCTAAGCGTTGTTTAAGAGAACGTTGAGTTTCTCCTGGTTCTAACTCAGGCATAGCACGTTGTTGTTGAGCTTTTTCCATATCTGGATTAGCTTCAAAGTGTACTGAATCTTCTACACCCTCTGGTAATACTGTAGGGTTAATACTGATAGGAAAACGATTAGCACCAAATAAAACTTCTACAATCTGACCGTAAGCAGCTAATACTTTAGTCTTAGTTACCTTAACAAATATACGAGATTTTTCTGTAGAAGTAAATTGAACATCTGGACTATAGATACCTCGGTAATTTCGATAAGCTTGAATCCAACGATTTTCTTCTGTTTCACGAGCAGTCTCTGCACGAGAAAACCTTTCTTGTACATAGCTTACTATTTTACCAGCTTTAGGATCATGGTAATCGCCTTCATTTATATCCTCAATACCTGAAGACTCTTCAGCATCCATCATCATTTCTTCTTCAAAATCTTCTTCCATATTACTTCCTTAGTAGCCAAAGGTTGGATCACTGACTTGAAATCCTGTATGCTGAGAGGCTGGATCAAAGTCAAAAACATTACTTCTTGGTCTTGTCATTACACCATAACGCAAGGCGTCATATAAGTGGTCTTCTGAATTAGTATCTACATCTTCTGGATTATTTTTATCCAAGGGTATTGCAGGTAATTGAGAAATAAGATTAGTACAGTTATTAAAAATAACTAACCTAGACTCTTCTGTAAACTCATCTACTTGTAAGCGCCTATGTATTTCGTTTTTACCTGATACACGAGAACCTTTAGATCTATCTGCAGGTCTCCAACGACAACCTTTCATAATCATCTGTTCAGCCAATGATGGCCCAGTATCACCACGATTATGCCATAAACTAGAATCCAAAACACCATAGCGCATTTTCTCTCCTGATTCAACATCTAAAATCATATCAGCTAAATCTGTGGCTATAACCTTACTTACATACATTTCCCTATAAACTACAAGTTGTTCTGCAGGAGTTACAGCAAACCAAAGGACACCACTGTAAGAACCATAACCATAATCTGCAGCTCTAAACTTTGTCCAGTTAGAGGGTATATCATAAGGGTCTACAACATGGATCTTACGATTAAACTCTGGAAAGGCTGCACCCTCATTAATATCCCAGTCACCTTCTAGCAGCTGCCTACGTTGATGTTCAGGTAACGACAGAAGATTAGCCTCATACATGCCATCATCTGCTAAATAAGGATTATCGAATAAGGTAGCAGGTATAAACCTACGTTTAAACAGTGGCTCACCTTCTCGACTATGACCTTTCGGCCAACATATAACTTCACCACTATCTGTATCCGTTGCCCAAAAAGCCTTGTTATGTGACGAAGGGTTAATAAAAGTCTTCTTAACCCACTGATGTCCAGGACCACCAGGGTTACTAGTGGCCCTCATATATAAGGGTAGTCCACTGGCTTTGGTTGTACGAAGACGTGACCTCATATAGTTCCAAGGATAAGGTGTAGGCCATTGCGTTAATTCGTCAAAACCGATCCAGTTAAATGCCTGACCTTGATACCGCATAACATCGTCATCACGATCAAGGTAAGACATCCAGAGTGTTGCCCCACTCGGAGCTACCCAAGTCTTATCTCTTTCCATAAACTTTATACCAGGAATTGCTTTGGGATATAATTGTTTTGAAACAGAGATAAGTTCTCTTAATTCCTCAGTGCTCCTACGAACAAGAAGCATCCTAGCATTAGGATTATTAAGGTATCTGACAGGATCGGCCACCATAGCGTAGCTTTTGCCCCCACCAGCTGAACCTCCGTATAAAACTTCTTGCTCAGTTGAAGAAAGAAATTCTGTTTGTGGTCCAGAGTTTGGCTTAAAAATAATTTCTTTTTGAGCTTGCTCAACATCAATCGGCTCTGGCTTCACTGTAGCTGGCACTGTCTCTAGGGAGTCTTGCACCAATACGTTGCTCTTCGAGCTTCTTCGCTTTTTCTGCGGCTTCTTTGTACCTTTCGGCGTAATAGTGGTACGTTGCAGCTTCTCTCTTACGCTTTTGCTCAAGTTGAATCCTTTTTTGCAAGCCCACGTGAGAAATAGATCTTCCAGATACTTCGCTTAACCAAGCTGCTACTTCACGCAGACTATATTGTTTTAGATATTTTTTAGCTTGTTCGAGTAATTCTAATTCATCTTCTATAGGTAGAAGAATATCTTCATCACCTGGATCTTGTTCATAGCCAAAGGGTACAACTCTACCAACCCTAACTACAGGAACCCATTCAAGACCATCATCAGTCTTTTCAGGTTTAGGTAATTGCCAACTTTTATGTGTTTTCATTATCTTTTGGTGGTAATATAAATAAAGGACTATCTGTTTTAACTTCAACTTTATCTGTTTTTACAAAGCCAGCTCTATCTAAAAAGTCTTTAGCAGCCGACATCTTTTCTTTATTACCCAGATCAGTTGGATTCTGCATAACTTGCATCATAGACCAAGCTGCCTGTGGTCCACGAGTAGCAATAAATTTTTTGGTTAAGTCAGCAATCTCATCTTGCAGTACATTCATTACAGTACTGGATGCAACCCCTGTAGCATAACCAGCAATCTTCATTGCTTTTGCAGGATTACCCTGAGCTTCCTCAAACAAGGCATCAAGAAATTTCTGTTGCTTTTCTGTTAAGTTACGACTCATTTAACTTTCCTATGCGGTTTTACTTTGGCTCTAACTTTCTTAGGCTGAGCCACATGCTGCTTTACAGCACCGCCTTTGTTCATTTGTCTTTTTTTACCAACAGCAGATAATGCACCTTTATTTATTTGACTAGCTGTACCATCAACTTTAAACATACCACCGCCACCACTAACACGTTTTACTTCTTTAATACTTA